TGAATACTATACAGGGACATTTACATACTCAATGTTATACGGAACACTATGTAGGACAAAATCATAGGGTATTCGGTACTCAGGTAGGTTGCGGTATAAATCAAAAATCTTATGCTATGGCTTATGCTAAGTATGGTAAGAAACCTGTAATAGCGTGTTGCGTACTTTTAGACAATGGTAGTCTACCAATTAACCTCCTTATGCCCCTAGGAAGCCCTCAGAAGCCCTCTCTTTAACTTTCATATATTTTCAATACAAACACCTACCAAAAGGGTTAAAATGCCTCAGAAGTTAAAAAAACTTTTATAAGGGGTATTGTGAACATTTTAATACAACTAGTATTAGCACAAATTGTTCAAAACTTTCCAACAAATTTTTGTTCGTTTCGTTTGGTCGTTCCAATTTAATTTTTGAATATTTGTTCCATCATTTCGGCAATAATGCCATCAAACTAAAAATATTGAAAATGACTATTTATCACCTAAAAAACGAAAACGAATTATTTGAGAACATCTATGACTTAGTAGATTATGTAATATCTGCAGGTATATGCCCTAGTGTAGAGTTTTATAAGAATGGAGAACCTATGGGAGAATATGCAGAGGACTTTATAGTAGCGTAAATCTGATGAGCCTAGAAAGGCGAAACTAGGGAGGGTTAGTAATTTTATTTAATAACCTCAGCAGTTATACTTTGTGTGTAATTACAATTCCCCCCCTAGTCATTTACTAACTAAAAATATAAAAATTATGAGTAATATGAGTTATTGTAGGTTCCAAAACACTAGTAACGACCTACAGGATTGTATAGATGCAATCGAGGAGATGAATAATAACAACGGCCGAAACGGATATGACGAGCCACTATCTAATGATGAGCAAGAGGCTTTTAGAAGTATGATAGAAATGTGTAGAACATACCTAGAATTTTCTGAGGAGTTGTTAGATACAATAGATAATGACGAAACATATAACGACTAATGAGTAAAAAATCAATAGTCTATAAAATGATTACCGAGATGGTAATTGAGGGACTTAAAACAGAGGGCTTAGAATGGTTTAAGCCGTGGACTAGTAACGGCGAAATAGTTATGCCTAGAAGTTATACTAGTCAATCAGAATATAAAGGGTTGAATATGATGTTGTTATCTAGCCATATGCGACATAACAATATAGAGAACCCTAATTTTATAACCTACAAACAGGCTCACGAACTAGGAGGAACGATAAAGAAAGGTTCTACTAGTGTACCTGTAATATGGTGGGTTGTATCTTACTGCTACGAGGGTAAATGGTATAATGACGCTAAAAAACTACCTGTTGCTACTAGCCATAAAGATGTGTACGAAAATTGGACTCCTAGATATTATAGAGTATTTAGTATTACTGATACCGAGGGTATTAAGGATATGAAATGGGTAAAACCTAAACCTACTAACAGAAAGAAGTTTAACCCTATAAAGAAAGCAGAGGCTATTTATGATAAATACCCTAAACGACCTGCCTTAATGATAGGAGGAACTAGAGCATTCTATTCTCCTACTACTGATGCTGTAAGTATGCCTAATGGTATTGACTTCAAAACATCTGACGACTACTATAAAACTTTATTTCACGAACTAGTACACTCTACAGGACACGAATCTAGATTAAATAGATTAGAGAGAACACGATTCGGAACTGAGAAATACTCTAAGGAGGAACTAGTAGCCGAGATGGGAAGTATGTTTCTAGTAGCAATGACAGGAATAAGTCCTCAGGACTCCTCTCTTAACTCGCAAGCGTATATTAACGGATGGGTTAAGAAACTAACGAACGAGCAGGAGATGGTAATTCAGGCTAGTTCACAGGCACAAAGAGCAATAGAATTATTAACGAAAAACATAAACTAAAATGTGGATATTTGATAAATTAAATAGCGTAGATGGATATGACATCTATTGGCTACACGAGAAAGATACGAAAGGTATAGATGAGGACGAATTATATGTAGATGAATATAGGTTTTATGATGATTGCGAGGAAATAGTGAAAGGAGGGACGGAGGGCTTTGCTAACTACATAGTGCCTGATGAAATGCTAGATGAATGGAAAGAGGAGGCTAAAGAGGAGGACGAGGATTGGATAGACTTACAAAAAGAATTGTATTAACTAAATAATAATAAAATGACTAGAGAAAGATGGCTATGGTATCAGAAAGAGATACAAAGATTACAAGAACTAGATAAACTAATTACTAACAGAGTAAGGGCAACCTACTCACTAAAAACTAAAAATGATGGAAAAAATTAAAGATGGTAAATTTGAGGTACACGAGGTAAAAACAACTATTAAGGAGTATAACGCAGGTGATTTACCTGCCTACTTTAAATGGGAATGCGGACTTAATCCGTGGTATATGAGGGCTAGAGTAAAAGATGGTAGGGTAGTTTGCGACCAAATTAAAGAAACATACGAGGGACTAGAGTATGGGTTCTCTACACTAGGTTCTACTTTTTCAACATCTAATAAACCTATAACAGAGGACGAGTGGAGGAATGTTATGCATAGGTTAGTAAAACAACTAGGCTAATGGAACATATAGAGGACTTTAGATACATTAGTGAAATATGGTCGTTTCAATGTTTTGAAAACGAGGTATATTTAGGAGTAAAAATAATGAGTGAGAAAGATAACGAACCTGACATTAACTGCACACTAGTATTCAGCACTATGGAAATACTTAAAAGTGGTATATCTGATAAAGCATACCTAAAAGAGCAGTTAAATAAACACATAGATAAGATATGATAGAGAGAAAAACATTCAATACTATAGAGATGAATAGGCGAGATAAAGTAATTATTCAGCATTCATTTCATATAGAGGGAGATATAGAGATTGATTGGGGTAAAGCAATATGTATTAAATATAATGATGTTGCTAAACCTCAATGGATACCTAAATCAGCAATAAAGATATTATCTAAAACAATATTACCCCCTACTGATTACCATAGGGAGAGGGCAGTTTATATTGTAGATGTTGCTGAATGGTATAAAGAGAAAAATAGATGGTATTATAGGGAAAGCCGAAACCCTGCAACAGTAGGCACAATATCTAAAAATCAATAAATATGGATATTAAAACTAGTAAAATCAAAGAAGTGTATAACATTAGTGAGCCGTTCGGTCAGTATCAGACACTCTACCATAAGTTAGTTATGGAGAATGGAGATAAGATTGACATAGGTAAAAACGCTAAACAAGAAGTAGGTAAAGAATTGTCTTATACCATTACAGGTGATATAGGGCAGCATCCTTTCACTAAGGCAAAATCTGCTAATCCTAATTGGGAGGGTAATAAATCGTTCCCTAAAGCAAGTGGAGGAGTAAGCAATCAAACAGGAGAGCAAATCGCTAGAATGAATTGCGTAACTAACTCTTTAGCGTTTTGTAAAGGTTCAAATTGTAGCGAGGAACATATACTTAAAACGGCAGATTACTTTTTTAAGTATGTAACTACAGGTGAGATACCTAAGTCTGATGAAAACCCATTTTAAGATGAGGAAAATATCACTAACAGACAGTGCAAGAGTTAAGGATATTGCTAATAGAGCAGCAGAGGTATTAAATATACCTTTGACTGCCCTGTTTAGTAAAACTAGAAAGCAAGATGTTCAACTTTGTAGAATGGCAGTATCTAACATATGCAGACAAGAGGGAATACACTACCTAGATATTTCAGATGTATTAGAACGAGATAGGACTAGTGTATATCATTATGAAACAAATCACGAGGACTTATACGATACTTGGCCTAAGTATCAGAGGCTTTTTGATACGCTTCACGGACATATATATGATAATCCTAGGCAAACCCTTAATAAATCACAAATGCGTAAGATGTTGGCTAAAGAGGGTATCAGACATAACAAACGAGGTAGAGTAGGTATTTACTTAAAAAGTGGGACTAGTAAATATGACTTTAATGTTAGATACCCTGAATTTTGTAGAGTAGCCGATACAATACGAGAAGTTTTAGGGGAATATGAATTTGATATGGAAATTAGCTTATGATACAATTACTAAGCAGTTCAGCATTTCTAATCGTTAACAAGCAATTAGCGAAACAGATAGGATTAAAAGCGACAGTACTTTTAGCCGACTTAATATCAAAGCGAGAATACTTTAGCGAACAAGATATGGATAGCGATTGGTTCTTTAATACTGAGGAAAACATAACACGAGATACTACACTATCAGCCCATCAGCAAAGAGAGGCCTTAAAAATACTTAAGGCACAGGGTTGTATAGCCGTAGAGCGTAGAGGTTTACCTGCAAAGAACTACTTCCGTATATTTGAAGCACAAGTCCTTCAATTATTGAATAACAAGTCCGTAACTAATCAGTCAACATTTAATAAGAATAAAGAAATAATAATTAAGAATAATAAGTTCCTTATAAGACGAGCAGAATTTGTTGAATTAGTTATGGCAAGTACCTATTCTGAACAAATGAAAGACGAGTTTATTGCGTACTGGACTGAGCCTAACAAATCGCTAACAAAGATGCGTTTTGAGTTAGAAAAGACCTATGACCTAGGCCGACGCTTAGTTACTTGGCAGAAACGCTCTCAGCAGTGGGAAAAGAAAGAAACTAAGTCAATGAAAGGCAAGTTAGATAAACAACTAGATGAATATCAAAAAGGAAAAGAATTATTATGATTAAAGATATGACACTAGACGAGTTAAAGCATAAGTGTTATGACCTAATAGCACAAACGAATTTAGAATTAGGTTATAATACCGATGCTAAAACTATGGTTGCTTATGCTAAAACACTAGCATTAGACTTTACTAAAGAGGTTAGGTTCTCTAGATTATACTTTGAGGATATACAAGAAGCATTTAGACTAGGGGTTAGATATAGTGATGAAAAACAATTCCTAAACATACCAACTTTCTATCGTTGGATTAGGAAACATAAAACAACTATTGATAATGCCTATTATAAAGTACATACTCAGAACGCTAAACCTGAACAGGTAATGTATTATAGAAATACACCTAAATTATTAAATAACACTAAAAAATTAACAAATGGAAAACAATAGTAAAGATGCACAAATGTATCTAAAAAACATCGGTAGAATAGCAGACGCTATGGAAATTATGGCTAAGGCTAAAATTAACCCTAAAATGAAGTTGAGTAAAGAGGAGTTAAAATGTAACAAATCATTAGAGGAAAAATGTTGCAAATTGGAGGAGAAATGCTCTAAAAAAGAAATGGTATGTAATTGGTATGATTCATTCGCTTCATATATTCAAGAATATGACACAGGGGTTTATAATAGTGCTTGTGAATATGCTGATGAAGTTGAGGGTACTGATATTATGGATTGGAGCGATGGGTTAAGGAGTCAATGTTGCGGAGCTAAAATCATTGAGGGAACCGATTTATGTAAAGATTGTAAAGAACATACAGGAATAGATAATAATTAAAAACTAAAAAAATGACTTTAATAATACAAGATATAGTGCTTTATGAAAAGCAAACTAGTGCAAAACAACATACAGACGCATCAACAGGGTACAAGTATATGGACACTACTGAAAATGCAATGAGTTATAGAATTATTGGAACTAAAGAACAATGCGAAAATACACCTGAGGAATGGGTAATAGATGAGGTATTCTCTTACGCTAAGGAAGTTAAGGGTAGTTATTGGGAGGGTATAGTATTTAATGATGACCCTAATAGTAGAAAACCTACACTAGCAGAATATAATGCTAAATGGGAACAAGACTACGCTAGATATGAAAAAATGTATCTAGAGAATGGAAGTAAATTACTAATACTAAGGACTTCATAATGAACATACCAAAATATTACATAGGTAAACACCATAAATACGAGGCTAGGAAAGTTATTGAGGATTGGGACTTAACCTACAATATAGGTACTGCAGTAACATATCTACTTAGGGCTAACCTGAAACACGCTAATCCTGAGGAGTGTATAGAGAAAGCAGCAAATCACTTGATATTTGAACTAGAAAGATTACAATTAACTAAAAATAAAGATAATGACTAAACACTTTTTTAACACTAACAAATCTAATCAACAGGAGGCCGTTGATAAAACTAAGAAAAATGCCTCACAAGAGGACAAAGTTTATGCTATATTTGAACGATATAAAAAATTACCTTGCAGTAAGGTTTATCAAATTTATTGTTCAGAGAATGTGCCTAAATTTTTTCAACCTCCTAAGTCTAGTATAAACCGAGCAATGAGCAATTTGGCTTATGACGGAAAGTTACAGAAAACAACGGAGTTAACACGAGGAATGTATGGGGCTATGGAACACTATTACGAGATAGTTCGTTACTCAGAGGACACGCAAACTAGCTTATTTTGAGGAAAAAGAAGTCGTTACCGAAGTTAAAAGCCGAATTGGATAAATGGTTTAGTCTTTACATAAGATTGAAACACGCTGACCATACAGGAGCAGTTAGATGTTTCACTTGCGGTAAATTACATCATTATAAGGATATTCAGAACGGACACTTTCAAAGTAGAAAGTATCTAGCAACGAGGTTTGACGAGGATAATTGTCGGCCTCAATGCGTATCCTGTAATATATATAACTACGGAGAGCAGTATAAATTCGCTACAAGATTAGGGGCTAAAAAGGCTCACGAAATGTTCAAAAAGGCTAGGCAGACTGCTAAATGGATGAGGGTAGATTATGATGAGAAAATCAGTTATTACAAATCTATTGTTAATAAGTTTCTAACAGAGTTAGGATAAGTGTAAAAATTTGTTATAGGTTTGTTGTAGTGTTAAAGAAGCCTATTTGCATATCGATTGAACACTCGGTTCTAGTTAAAGATTATTTAACTACTCTAGTTAACGCTATTGAGGAAGTAACAGGCACTAATAAGGCAAAGTTTCAGGACTACATAGATGTATTGAATATAGTTATAGAACATCATAACGGCTATAAAAAGCATTATGAGGAGGCTACTAACTATTATGACTTTATGAGCATTATACCTACTAATATGAGTATAATGACAACAGGTTTTTTAGCAGGTATAGAAACGAAACGAAACGCAAAGAAAGCAAGAGCATATAGATTATACCTAAATAACTATGCTTTTGAGATGGTAGATAGGTTGAACAATCTAAGACTACAATCAGATGACTAGGATATATATATTACTAGGCAATTTACGGCCTAAATATGTAGCCTACGCAAAAAGATATTCTAGAGATAAATTTGAAATAGATGAGGTAGTTCAGGAGTTGATGTTATACTTTATGAATATGAACCCTGATACACTAAAAGCAATCTATAAAAAAGATGGAGAGAAAGGCCTAGTAGGGTATGGTTGTGTAGTTATTAGACGAAGTTTAACTAGTCCTAGAAGCCCTTATTTTTATAAAATAGATAAATATTACACTAGAATAAGCAGTTTATACGGCACTCATTCATCACAAGACCATAAAGATATAAAGAACGCACTAGAGAACATTCCTAACCCTGATGATACAGGAGTACCAGAGTTTGAACGACTAGAGGAGATAGATGCAATACTAGATACGATGTATTGGTATGATAGAGATGTATTTAAGTTATACTACTATGAGGGGAACACTTTAGATAGCCTAGCAAAGAAAACAAAGATAAGCAGGAATAGTCTTTTCACTACTATTGACAATGTAAGGAACAAAATTAAAACTATACTAAATGAGCGTAAAGAGGAATAGGTTTTTTGCCCCTAATGATGTTTATAAAGAAAGGCTAGATATATGCAAATCTTGTGATAGATACTTTAAGTTAACAGGCACTTGCTTAGAGTGTGGATGCTTTATGCGAGTTAAAGCAAAAATTGCTCCTATGAGTTGCCCTAACAAACTATGGTTAAGTACCGGAGAGGTACTCCCTGTTAGTCAGGAGTTACCTTTAGACTTAATTCAAGAAGTAAAAGAAATATGGCCTTTAATGAAAAACAAACGATTAGATAATCACGAAATAAAGGCTCAGGTAATTGAGTTATATAATACTATCTATGGAACAGGTTATAGTAAAGGAACGAATTGTAGCAGTTGCCTAAGAAGTATATGGGAGGGATTACATAAAATAATAGAAAATGAGGAGCGAAAAACAGAATAGATACTATTTTAAGTGTATAGTTTTACTACTAGGCAACGAACTTGGCTACCATAAGTTTGAAATGCACGAACTACTAAAGAATAAATTTCTTGCTGAACCTAGCAAAGATTTAGATAAAGGGGAGTTTAATCAATATTGTGAGCAGATTAGAATATGGGCTCAACAAGAATTATCTATTAGAATACCCCTACCAAATGAATGTTAATAAATTCTCTTAACTAATATAAAACAACAATAATTATGAAAATGAAAATCAGCAAGTTAGTCCCTAATGACGATAACCCTAGGGCAATTAAAGACAGTAAATTTAAGAAACTAGTAAAAAGTATTCAGGACTTCCCTCAAATGCTTGACCTAAGGCCAATAGTGGTAAATGAAAAGATGGTTATACTAGGAGGAAATATGAGGTACAGGGCTTGTATTGAGGCAGGACTAAAAGAAATACCTGTAACTATCGCTAAAGGATTAACTGAGGAACAGGAAAAAGAGTTTATAGTTAAAGATAATGTAGCATTCGGTGAGTGGGATTGGAGCGAACTAGCGAATAAGTGGGACAATGTTTCTCTAGGTGAGTGGGGTATGGATGTATGGCAACCTGAGGAGGTAGTAGATTACGCTATACTAGATGACTTAAACTTAGATGAGGAAGTTGAGGAGAAAACTAGAGCAGTAAAACGAGCAATACAAATAGAGTTTAGTAGCGAGGATTACGATGAGGCTATGGACTTATGTGGTATCTACAGAAAGAATGATGTATATATAGGAGGGTTAGTCCTCAAAACACTACTAGAGAATAAGCCTAGTGTGGATTAACACTATATATGACTTAACCCCTATTGAACTAAAAGGGGGTATGCACTTTAAAAGGGACGATAAATTTGCCCCTAAAGGTTACGGACATATCAATGGTTCTAAACTAAGGCAATGTTTATGGTTAGTAGACAAATGGAGAAAAGAAAAGAACATTAGGGGAGTAGTTAGTGGTTCAGTATCACAAAGCCCTCAACACGCTTTTATATCAGAAATATGTAAACATTATGGTATAGGTTGCGTTATTGCTTACTCTAAAAAGAATATTGACAAAAGTCCTTACCTAAAACTTGCACAAGAGAACGGAGCAAAACTAGTCTATTCTAAAGTAGGTTACGCTAAAACACTAGGAGCAATAAGCAAAAAATTACTAGATGTATTACCTAATCACGAGTTTTTAGAAACGAACATTACCCTAGAACACTCCTGTAATACTTGGGAGGATATTGAAGCATTTCATTTAGTAGGAGCAGAACAGGTTAAAAACATACCTAGCGACATTAAGCGAATTATAATCCCTTGCGGTTCTTGTAATTCTGTTACTAGTATATTATATGGGTTAATTCTATACCCTAAACCGAATATAAAAGAAGTGCTACTAATGGGTATTGGTAATCACGGCTCAAAGAATATCGGCTACATAGAACATAGATTAAAGAATATTTGTGCTTGGAAAGGCATAAGTATAGATAATAAATTTGACTTTAAATTCAAAAACGACACTACTAAAGAGATTGTTCTTAAATACCATAACCTAAACGGCTCAGGGTTTTGTACCTATACCGACACTATGGATGAACAGATTGAGGACTTGGTATTTCACCCTAGATATGAGGGAAAGGTAATTAGGTTTATGAGGGCTAACCTAATGAAATATTGGAATAAAGAATCGTTATTTTGGGTAGTAGGAAGTGATATAAACTTATGAAAGATTATAGATTAAACGAAAACAGACGGCAAGTATTCCTAGACTTTTATGAATACCATCTAAAGTACCGAGCGCATCCTGGAGCAGTCTACTATGCATTCCCTTACATATTTGACAAACTAGATATGAATATGGAGCAGAAACTATGGTTTGTATTCATCAATGGTTGTAGTCAGAATGTAGTAACTACTTATGCCCTATATAAAAAGTTCCCTAATTTAGCCGAACTAGATGTTAAAGAATTTAGCGACTACTTTAGAAAGCATTATGATAAACTAGGTTGGGACACGGACAGACGCTATGTAAAAAACAAACTAGAGATATGCGTTCAAAGTTATCTAGATAACCTTAAAGGACAAAGTCAAGAACACTTCTTTAGAATTATAGGTAATACAAATGATAAATACGCAAACTTTGGTAGGATATGGCATAAAATAATGAACGACTTTGCCTACTTTGGTAGGTTAGCAACCTTTAGTTATATGGAGTATCTAAGACTAGCAGGGGTTTATGTTGATTGTAACGACCTGTTTCTAGAGGATATTTCAGGAAGTAAATCACATAGAAACGCTTTATGTAAAGTTCTAGGTAGGGACGATTTAGATTGGACTAAGGATAATGAGGTAACTTATGACGAAACTACTATTGCTTGGTTAAAACAAGAGGGAGAGAAATTACTTAACGAAGCAAAGGAAAAGATTACCCACGAGGACTTATCTTACTTCACGCTAGAAAGTACCCTATGTTGTTATAAATCGTGGCACAGGGTTAACAGGAGGTACCCGAATGTGTATAATGATATGTTCTTTGACAGGATAAAAAGAGCAGAACGCTTATGGCCTAGTATGGATTATTCAATCTTTTGGGAGGCTAGGGAGAAATATCTACCTGAACACTTGCGACTAGAATGTAATCCACTAGACAAAGGACTACACAAATCAAAACAAAATCACTATAGACTAACAGGAGAAGTAATTATGATGGAAAACGAGGGATATAAAGTAACTAATAAGCCGTGGATTAGAAACACAATACTAATTATAGGACAATGCGGAGTAGGTAAAACTTGGGTAATGAAACAATTACTTAGGGAGGAAAACAAAACATTCAAACTAGGTATGTTTTCATTTCACGAAACAGACAAATACATAGTAGTCGGCAAATATGATAACTCAACTTTTGAGGGTAGCGATAAATTATCTATGGCCGTTATGCGAGATTTACCTAAAATGCTTGGTTACATAAAGGCTAGGGGAAAGATTGGAGTATTTGAGGGAGATAGATTTACCAATAGCAAATTTATAGAGAAAGCAGAACCCCTAATCATTAGAATAAAAGGAGATGGGAAACTAGGTAGAGAAAAACGAGGCTCAAATCAGACCGAAAGACACCTAAAGAGTATAGCAACAAGAGTAGGCAATATACAAGCCCATCAGGAACTAGATAACTCAACTAAAACAATTACTTACCTAAACAAAATACTATGCTAAAAATCAACCTAGATGAACTTAAAATCGAACACCCTTTCAAAAGAAATGATAAATGCCCTTATACAGAGCCTAATATTACTGACACTTGCCTCCTAGAAGCAGATGGCGAGGTAATAGGGTTTTATATTAAAGATTTAGATGATGTTAGTCCTAAGATGGCACAACTACTAGGAATTGCAAACGCTGAATTTAGGAGCGAACGAGTACCTAAACAATTTATAGATAGAATGGCAACAGTAGTCCTAGAGGGAACAAGAGCAGAGGCTAGGGAAAAAGGAATGACTCAATGGAGTACAATGCTAGGTAGTATTCCTCCTCAACCTGTTATGAAACGAAACTACAGGAATCAGGCACAAATACATAGAGTAGAGAAAGCACAACTATTCGTTAAAGCAATGATGGGTATAGCCCTAGAGAGCGAGAATGTATTTAAGAAGTTAGCCCCTCATCTATGGGAGCAACAAATGAATTGCGTTAAAGATGTAGATAAAGAATGGAGGTTCGGCAATATGTTCACTAGTGGTATATGTAACTTTAACATAGCAGTAGATTACCATCAAGACATTAGAAACATAGTAGGCTCGTTAAATGTTATTCTAACTAGACGAAACAACGCTAACGGAGGTTGCCTAAATGTACCTGATTATAACGCTACATTTGAACAGGGCAATAACTCAATGTTAGTTTATCCTGCTTGGAGAAATATGCACGGAGTAACACCTATTGAACAATTTGATGAGGAGGGATATAGGAATAGTTTTATACTTTATTCACTAAAAGCATTTATAGATGGAGATGGACAAAAGTAGACACATAAAAAAGGAAGCCGTATTAAAAGCCCTAGAAAGCAGTTTAGGGGTTGTAACAGTAGCGTGTAGGAAACTTGACTTACCTAGAAGCACTTTTTACAAATGGTTAAAAGAGGACGAACAATTTGCTAGGGAAGTAAAAGAGATTGAAAACATAGCCCTAGACTTTGCTGAAAGCCAACTACACGAGCAAATATCAGATGGTAACACCTCAGCAACTATTTTCTACCTAAAGACAAAAGGCAAGAAACGAGGCTATGTAGAACGAAACGAAGTAGACTTAACAGGAACTAAACCTATTAGAATAAACTTTAACCTAGATGATGAATGATGACTTCATTGATATTGACGCTAAATTTACATCTACTCAAAAGACTGCAATTAAATACCTGTATGACAAGACTACTAGGGAGATATTATTCGGAGGAGCAGCAGGAGGGGGTAAATCTTGGATAGGTTGTGCGTGGGTAATATCCCTATGCGTTGAATACCCTAACACTAGATACTTAATTGGTAGAAGTAAACTAGATGCTTTAAAGAAAACAACTCTAAATACTTTCTTTGAGGTATGTAAGTTATGGGGTTGTATTGCTAATGTTCATTATACATTTAACGGCTCATCTAACATAATTACCTTTTGGAATGGTTCTGAGATAATCCTAAAGGACTTATTTTTATACCCTAGTGACAGGAACTTTGATAGTCTAGGGAGTATGGAATTAACAGGGGCTTTTATTGATGAGGCCAATCAAATAACTGAGAAAGCAAAGAATGTAGTCGCTAGTAGGCTAAGATACAAACTAGATGATTATGATTTAATCCCTAAACTACTAATGACTTGTAACCCTGCAAAGAATTGGACTTATACTGAATACTACAAGCCTAGTAAGGAGGGAACACTTGCAAAGCACAGGAAGTTCATTCAATCCCTAGTAGATGACAATGAGTACATATCTAAACATTATAAAGCACAATTAGAAACCCTAGATGAGTTATCTAAACAAAGATTGTTATTCGGTAATTGGGAGTATGACGCTACTAACGATTCACTAATTGATTATGATGCTATTGTTAATTTGTTCTCTACTAACGGAACAGATGGTGATAAATACATAACTTGTGATGTGGCTCGTTTTGGGAGCGACAGGACGGTAATAATGTTATGGTTAGGCCAACATATTGCAGAAGTGAGAAGTGTGCTTAAAACGGCTATAAATGAGGTTGTGGAGTTAATCAGGGCTATGCAACAAACTCACGAAGTTAAATTGAGCAATATAATCGTTGATGAGGACGGAGTGGGAGGAGGGGTTGTAGATTATCTAAGATGTAGGGGGTTCGTGAATAACGCTACTGCCCTAAAGAAAGAAAACTATCAAAACCTTAAAACACAATGCTACTATAAACTTGCTGAACGAATAAACACAGGCCAAATAGGTATAACTTGTAATGATGTAAACATTAAAAATCATATCATTGAGGAACTAGAACAGGTTAGAAGTAAAGACGCTGATAAAGACAATAAGTTAAAATTGCTACCTAAAGAACAGGTAACATCAATTATAGGCCGTTCACCTGACTACTCAGATGCTATGGCTATGAGGATGTATTTTGAAATAGATGGTAATTTTGGAAAATACTTTGTACAATAGATGAAAACCCCCTACCTTTAGAGAATGGCTAATACGACAAGATAAGATAGTAGGGGGCTTTCAGTAACTAAAAATATGGGCAAATATACAATAATAAACTAAATAACAAATAAATCTCTTATATATTATGAAAGTAAATGTAACAAAAGATGGGAAACAGACTGAATACAATGTTATTGATTCGTGGGACGATGTAACATTAGAGAAATGGGCAGAGTTAATCCGTGGGACTAGCTCAGGGCAAACAGAGGCACAGAACGCAGTACATACAATACAAACCCTAAGCAGTATTCCTGAGAACATTATAAAGGAGTTAAATTTAACTGATGTTGCTAAGTTAGTAGGCAAGTTAGCCGAAATACAACAAGATAAACAAAGCAACCTAAAACATAGAATAAAGATTGATGATGTAGAATATGGCTTCCACCCTAACCTAGAGGAGATAACGCTAGGAGAATGGGCTGATATTGAAACATATATTCAGGACAATATGACTGATAATCTACATAAAATTATGGCAGTTCTTTATAGGCCTATCTTAGAAACAGATGGTAACTTTTATACAATAGAAAGATATGAAACTAAGAGTAAACAGATGAGGGAGCAAAAATTTAAGCAGATGAAGGCTAGTGAGGTAGAAAGTGCCCTGCTTTTTTTTTGGACTTTAGGAAGCGAACTATTGAATCTTTTGCCGTGGTATTTAACGGAGAAACTGAAGAATCAGACGAGCAAGAGCCTACAGGAAGAAACAATGACGAGGAGTTTAGTAGACGATGGGGTTGGTTCGGAGTAATGTATAGATTAACAAATGGAGATATTACTAATTTACATACAATAATTGAAATGAATCTCTACGAGTGCTTAACTTGGTTATGTTATGAAACTGACCTAGACGAAGTAACTAGAGAACAACAAAGACAAAACAGAGCAAAATATGGCCAATCTATTTAGAAACAGGACAAGCACAAGCAAAACAGATGAAGTACCCTATAACAGTATTAGGACTAAAACATACAATAACATAGTAGAAACTATTTTATGTATTGCTCATAAGCACAGGTTCATTCAAGATGTTAATGCAGGGGATATATGGGAGATTGACCTAGAAAAGAACACGCTATTCCCTTACTTTCATTGTACAACTACAAGCGTTGACGCTAGAGAGGGAACATTAGCGTTTAATTTTCAATTCTTTATAATGGACTTAGTAGAACCTCATCAAAGTAATGAACAACAAGTATTATCAGACACCCTATCAACCCTTTTAGATATTCTAGAAGTGTTAAAAGAGGGTACAGACTTAAACGATAATCAACATATATGGGGTATTGGAGAACATACTTTAGAGCCGTTCTCAGAGCGTTTTGATAATGCCGTAGCAGGTTGGGTAGTCAATGTGCCGATAATGGTTCAGAGGGCAGTATGTAATCCTGAATTAGTCTTTGAGGATAGTGGTAAATCGTGTATACAATAAAAATAACAAATAACAAATTATGGCAAATTTAACAACAACAATTACAGAGTCAATTACTCTAAATGGAGCAACAAGAGGCTCAACACAATCAGTAGTCATTTCAGACATAGATAAAACTGCTGAAAAGATAGTAGAGTGTCCTGGAGGTAGCAAAACAGGGGCAGAAACAATTATAGGGAATTGGGCTAAGGCAACTAATTCAGCAGCTAAATACCAATCTTATAATTATTCTAACTCAAAATATATAAGGGTTACTAACCTAGACGCAGAACAGAGTATTGAAGTAGGTTTCGTATCTAATGGTATGGATGACCAATGTGCAGAGGGAGAAGCAACTCTAGATAGTTATAGAGTAAAACTACACGCAGGTCAATCGCATATTTTATGGGATAGTGCAACAGGTAAAAAGGGAGAAACAACTGCTCCTAGATTTACATCAGTCGCTTTAACTAACTTATCTTATATAGTGATATTCAATCCAACATCAGGAGAAACGGCTAGAGAGGTTTTAGTAGAACTATTTGTAGCAGGACAATAATGCAAACTAAGGCTACTCATCGTTACCTAAAGAACTTTGCTCAAAGAGTTGTTTATGCTGCTAAGAATATAGTAAAGAATAGCAAACACTCAGGCAAGTTATTAGATTCATTAAAGTATTCTCTAGTTAAAACTGACAAAGGTTTCTCAGTTAAATTCCTTAGTGCTGAACACGGAAATTTTATGGAGAAAGGAGTTTCAGGAACGGAGAAAAGAGTCTACTATAAAGATATTAAAGGTAAGAGGAGGCAAAGCCCTTTTAAGTTTAAGAAACAACCCCCTAGTAAAGCAATAGACAAATGGGTAGCGAGTAAAGTGTCAGGAGCAAGAGATGAGGAAACAGGGAAATTTATCCCTAGAAAGAGTTTGACTTTTTTAATAGGTAGAAGTATGAAACGATATGGAATACCTGTAGTTCAACTAGGGGCAAGTCCTGACCAACATATGCGTAGGGGCTTATCTTATTACACTAAACCCCTAAAAAAGAACCTAAAAGACTTCCCTAAAGAGTTGATGTTTGCATTTAAAGAGGATTTACTAGCAGGAATTAAAGAAATAAAAACTAAATAATATGGCAATTAAAATAGAGCAACAGCCTAAACCTGATTTGCAAATGGCAGGTCAGCAACTAATATGGGCAGTGAGCCACGACCAAATACTACTAAACGAAAATAATGTTAAATTCATTTGTAATGTGCATATGAGTAGAACACTAATAGGAGCAGCCCCATCATCATCTAACCTAGTAGCAACATTAAAAACTAGCCCTAATAGTGCAGGTAGTGGTATATTTGATTTACAAAGAGTAGCAGACGCTTATGTTAGCCCTACCTATGAGGGAGGTTCTGTTTCAGTAGATGACGCTTTATATAAATCTAAAGCACAGGGAATAGCCTACGCACAGAAAGCCCCTCACTCAATACATAACATAGATTTTTTTGCTACTAACAATCATAACACCTGTTATCTATGGCCAACATTTGATATTGAATACCTAGATAATTCAACAGGTTATATAGAAATAGATAAAACAGAAACAACCTATGGAGAAATAAAGATGGTATGGAACGCAGTTTTACAAGACACTAATCCATTAGGTTATTCAGAGGATAGTAATGGGGCTTTTACGATGGGCTTTTACCTACAAAACAAGCAATATCACGATGGTTCAGGCGATTACATTATAAGAGGGGTAGGAGGAAAAGGAAGTGAAATAGGAGGACGCTTTTTAAGTAATATGCCTGAGGTTCAAAGTATACACCCTAACGACTTTGGTACAGTAGCATTCTTTAATTGTTTAACTATTGGAATAGATGAGGATTGTCAGACAATGCCTAGTAACGCTCCTGACTTTAATATAGAGGGGATTAGGAGAGAATTTTTTGATTCAGCAGGTAATTCACTACTAAACGAATTTTATGCTAATGTTAAAACATCAGGAGGAGCAAAAACTCATTCTACTAGTTGGGATAGTTCAAATAACATAGTTTATTTCGGACACGGCCTAGGTAACTTTCAACAAAGAGGAGGAACAATACCTGCTAACGCTGCCTACTATGAGGTTTGTGCAGCACAAGATACAGGAGATAGGCCTGAATGTGTTAGTAGAACATATAGGTTCAATATAATTAAAAACGATTGTAAAGGTTTTGAAAGGATTAGATTAGCGTGGTTAAACAGGCTAGGGACTTGGGATTATTTTACATTCACTAAAAGGAACACTAGAACAGTAAAAACAAAGCAAAAATACTACCATCAGTTATCAGGTACTTGGAATGAAAGAGTGTATTTACCAAAAGACCATCTAGGAGGAAAGAAAGTATACAAGAATGATTCACGAGAAACATTAACATTAAATACGGACTATATGACTGAGGAGGAGGGAAAGTGGCTAGAGGAATTGTTTACTAGCCCTCAGGTATTTATACTTAACCCTTATGACGCTAATAATAAGCATACAGGAGGGCAACCCTATACTTATATTCATAGGTTCGTTGAGCCGTGTGTTATATCTAGCAAATCATTTAAGCGTAAATCTATGGCTAATGATGGACCAACTAAAATGATGTATAAACTTCAAATAGAAAAGAGTCAACCTAAGAACATACAACAATCATAACCTATGGCAGTTCAACTAATTTTATACCCTCAACAATACTCAGGTTACCATCAGTTACCCTCAAATGTAGCCTCAGGGACTACTACAACAGGTAGTGGAAGTTCAACAGGAATAGCAGTTGGACCAACTAGTACACTACCATCAACTACAATACCTAACTTGGTTGCAGATGGTAAGTTTGTAAACGGCATAACAAATACCTCAATTTCTACTTCTTTTAGCTCAGGAGTTAAAGACAAACTAACAAATAGTCCAACACCTATTGGAGCGTGGGAGGGTTACTCAGAGGCAGGAAATGGTAGTTTCGTGGTTAAGTCAGGTTTCATTAGTCAGACGAATACATCAGGCTCAGCAAAAAGAGCATCATTAACTACTAATGTAAACGGATTACAAAAAGGAGTATTGTATAGGTTAGTTATTGATATAAAATCAAGCACGGCAACAAACGCTAGATTATCATTAGGTAGTGATAACAAAGAGTGGACGGAGGCAAGTCCTAAATCTAGAACATCAGGTCAAATGAGTCATCTAGGTAGGTTAGGTAAAGTAGATGGTTTTTTTAATGTAGATACAGGTCAAGCAATACGCAATCCTTTATCTAGCCCTATCTCTACACAAATGAGGGTAGGTATAAACTTTACATCAGAAGCCCCTGTAGAAAATCTAATGGTAAACATAGAATCAGATGGGGGGCAAGTAAATATAAATCAAGTAGGAGTATATGTTAGTCCTGATATAAATGTGGCTACTAACGCAGGAAATAGTGGACCAATTATTAGTAGTGGTGGACCATTAGTATCACAACCTTTAGTAAGCACATATCTAGTAGATGGGCAGGTTATTTGTGATTTATACAAAGACCAATCAATACCCTTAAATTTATCTATTGACAACTTCAAGAATGTAGATGAAAAGATTGCTAGTTATTCTAAATCATTTATGTTACCTAACACTAAAAGGAATAATGTAATTTTCTCTCACTATTTTGATGTTACTAGAACACAAAATCACGACCCTTATGTATTTAATGCTTATGCTAAAACTAGGGCTAAGATTAAAGATGATGGAATACTAATATTTGAGGGTTGGATGAAGCTAATCAATGTTCAGGAGAAAGACGGACAGGTTAGTTATAATGTTAATTTGTATAGTGAGCCTACAACCTTTTGCGATTACTTAAAGAAGCGTAAATTATCGGACTTAAATCTAGATGAATTAGCACACGATTATGACTTTGATAATATAACTGACTCTTGGACTAGTGCTTGGAATCCTGGAATACAATTACATAATCCCCTAGCCCCTAATTCACCTGCAATAATTTCTGACTTTGCTTATAATTCAGGTATAACAGACAGAACCTATGTTATAAAATACCCTATGGTAAATTGGATGGGTATGTATCAAGTAGCCGACTTTACTGCTATTGGACCTCCTGCATATCCCTCTTTGGGTTTTATATCGTTTGGACTAGAGTCATTGTTTAGGCCGTGGGTAAGTGCAAAATACTTGCTAGATAAGATGTTTAATGATACTCCTTTTACTTATGAAAGTCAGTTTCTAGATAGTGCAAAATTCAGGAAGTTATTTATGGACTTTAATTGGGGAGGGGAATCATCTACTATGAATAATGAATGGGACTTTGAGTATGAAGTAGAGGACACTCCTGAATCAACATCTAATCTAGATTGGAAAACTATCAACTTCCCTATGGTAGTTAATGAAAGTACGGCAGGAATAGCCTATGAATACTTTGATAACACGACAGGAGTATTAGAAGCAAATAGTGATAATATCAATTTTATAATTAAGGCTCAGAGCATTAAATTTAAGCGTAGTCACTTTGACGGAGATGGTTCTTGGAGGGTATTAGTAACTCCTGTTTCAGGAGCACCGTATGTAGCAGAACAAGACCCTATTGATTGGTTTGATTCAGCACAAGCATTTCACGCTACTTTAGGTTCAGTTGCTATTGTAGGTAGTGGTTATCCTGAAAGGTTTCAATGCGGTAGAGTATGGGAAAGTGCCTATGTTAATGGTTTAATGACAGGGGATAAACTAGAAATACAATTCGCTAAAACTAGTGGAACAGGAACAATAGAAGTATCTAAAAATGATGGTAACTTTAATTGGGTAGTAGGTAGTTCATCTATTGATTGCGACTTTTGTGGCGACCAAAATACAGGTAAATCAGTAGTTAAAATGTCAGTAACAGGAGGAACGACAGGTATAACTACTATGATGAAAGGTAAAAGAGGTACTATGGGGCAGTATGAATTTTGGAAAGGCCTTAAAGATATGTTTAACCTAATTACAATGCAGTCAGACAAAAGGCCTAATCACCTAATAATTGAGCCTTATAATGATGTGTTCTTAAATAATCCTGACACTAGATTGCACGATTGGACTAACAAAATAGATGAATCAAACATAAAACACGCTCCCCTAAACAAAATACCTGCTGTTAGTATATTTAATTACAAGCACGATAAAAGCGATTATAGGTTGCAGAAATATAAAGAGGCTCTAGGGGGTTATGAGTATGGAGAAAAGACTTATGAGGCAGGGAGTACCTTTTTTAGCCTACTATCAGGGACTAAAAAGTTAACTAACAAAACATTCTCACCTACTGTATGTGCGCATATTAGCCCTTTATTTACTGATTATATTATACCTAATATCTACAAAACAGACGAGGGACAATATAAAGCGTTTGATAATCAACCTAGAATACTTTGGGATAACGGATTAAAGTTTGCCCTAAACAATAACTATATATGTATAATTTTTGGAGTACAAACCTTTTTCGGCTTTACTTTTACTCCTGCACAAAATGCTTATCTACAATTTTCACATACTGAACATACCCCTACTGTGCCTTATAGTCACGATTTGAACTATGGAGAATGCCCTTTAGTGAGTACTATGGGACCAACTCCTACCGACAACCTGTTTAATGTATATTGGAAGCCCTACTATGATGAATTATACAACCCTGATACTAGAGAATTAAAATTAAAAATAGCCCTAAACCCTCAGGATATTGAGGACTTCAATTTTTATGACTATGTTCAGATTAAATCTAGACGATACAGGGTAAACAAAATACAATATGCATCAGGAGAACTATCTAAAGTTGAACTAATATTACTTACCTAATGGATTATAAAAGAGGATATACAATAAAACCTAGCACAATAAGGAGTAGTGGAATAGTAGACTTTACTAACAACGCAGGAGATAAATGTGTTGCTAATCAGGTAACTTGCGAGGCCTATGGTTATAGATGGGATAACGCTACTAAAACTTGTAGAGCATTTACAACGGCTATGAAAGCAGGTGGAGAAATTATAGATAAAGAGGATAAAGAAAATAGAACGGCAAACACTATTGCAGGAGCAGGTAATGAAGTAACGAAAGGTTCATATAACGCTTTATTCGGTCAGGCAAATCATTTGAAAGGTTCAAATATAAATTGTCTAGCCTCAGGCTACGCTCATACAACGAACGCTAACTTGTCTAGCACTCGTGTTACAGGTCAAAATGCGTTAGTTCAGAGGCAAGCAGAGGACGCAATCGGTGGAGGTGATTGGATTGGTGATGGTAGTGCAGGTCAATTACAAACATCTACTATACAAGCAAATTGTAGAACGGCAGGAACAACCCCTAGCGTATATTGGACTAATAACGCAAGAAATGCTTATATACCTATACAACCTAATTCTATGATAGGGTTTGTTGTTTTTAGGCAATCATTAACTATGGTAACTGCAGGTGAGGGAGAGGAGGGTTGTACCCTAGGTAGTTATAATTATGATGAACTTAGATATTCAGCAATAGTAAGGGCAAACGGACAAGCAACAATATGTTCAGCAGGTTCAGCTAGTATATGTAATAGTGGAATGACGGCAGGAACATTAACCCTAGAACAAATAACTACAACTGAGGGAGAAGTTACTACCTATGGTGATTTAAGGTTTGTTCAACAGGGAACAGGATGTGATAATTTACATCATTTAGTAATAACAATACACGAATGTAGAAGTATGTTCGACTTATAAACGACAAAGATATGAGTAATGAATCAATGAATTTTAATCTAGATAGCAATATCGGTGATGCTGCTAAAGATGCTGATAAGTTTACAGGCTCGGTTAAACAAGCACAACAGGCCGTTAACGATTTAACTAAAAATCTAGAAATACAAAATAATGTAATTAGTGATTTAGAGAAAGATGTTTCTGACTTAGAGAAAAAGATGATAGATACTCCTAAGTCGGCTATGGGTTGGAATGACTTAAATAAAACACTACAAAAGACTAAGATAGAATTAAGGGACGAAAAAGACGCACTAAAAGACCTGAACGCAGAAATGAAAACTGCTGAGGGAAACCTTAAAAACGCTACAAAAGAACAGGAAAACTTAGAGAAAGGAGCAAAGAAAGGAGGAGGGGCTATGGGTATCTTAAAAGGAGGTATCAAAGGAGTAGGAATGGCACTAAAAGCAGCAGGAATAGGGTTAGCAATAGCAGTATTTGCAGCACTAAAAGAGGCAGTTGAAAGGAATCAAACTGCTATGAATGCTATTAACGCAGTTGTAGGGACAGTATCTGCAACTTTTAATCAGGTTGTAGGAGTAATTACCGATGTGGTTAAATGGGTTAGTCAGAGTGAGGAAAGATTTAACGGATTAGGGGCAGTGTTAAATGGAGTGGTAACTTTAGCGATAACTCCCTTAAAACTAGCGTTCTTTGGAATTAAGTTGGCACTTCAATCAGCAGCATTAGCGTGGGAAAAATCGTTTTTTGGAGGTGGAGATGAGGCTAAAATAAAGAAACTAACTGCAGGAGTTAAAGAAACTCAAACAGAAATAAAACAAACTGCAGCAGACGCAGTAGAAGCAGGTAGCGATATTATAACTAATTTCGGTGATGCCGTAAGTGAAATAACGGCTATTGCAACAAAGACGGCAGACGGAATAAAGACTATTAGTGTAGCAGCAAATTATGAAGCGAGTAAATCAGCAGTTCAGGCTAAGAATAACGCAGCACTAGCAGCAGTAGAGATACAGGGTTTAATAGAAAAATACGATAGACAAGCCGAACAACAAAGGCAAATTAGAGATGATGTTTCTTTATCTATGGAGGAAAGGATAGCAGCTAACACTAGATTAGGAGAAATACTAGATGAACAATCAACGGCTATGCTTAAACAGGCAGATATTAAGATAGCAGCAGCTAGAGAGGAATTATCATTAAATTCAGATAACCTAGACTTACAGGTAGCGTTAAAAGAGGCTATAAACGAAAGGGCAGCAATAGAGGCTCAAATAACAGGTTTTAGGTCGGAACAATTAACTAACATTAACGCATTACAATTAGAACAAGAAGCCCTAGAGCAAGAAGCACACGACGCTAAGATGGAAAGGGAACAGATATTGCAAGATTTAGTTAATGAAAATATGTTAGAGGCAATAGATAATGTTCACGAGAAAGCCCTCAAAGAGTTAGAAATACAAAAGCAAAAAGAATTAGATAGTTTATCTAGTTATGAAAACTACGAAGCATTAAAGGCTCAGATAGATAAAAAATACGATAAGAAACGAGAGAAAATAGAAACTCAGAAGCGTAAGGCCGATAAAAAGATGGCTAAGTTAGATATGAAAGGGAAGTTAGATATTGCTTCACAAACCTTTGATAACCTAGCGACACTTATGGGTAAAGAAAGTAAAGCAGCTAAGGCAGCAATGGCAGCTAGTGCAACTATTAGTGCAATTCAGGGAGCAGTATCAGCATTCGCAGCTATGGCTCCTATTCCTTTTGTTGGACCTGTTTTAGGAGGGATTGCAGCAGCAGCAGCCCTAGCGAGTGGTTACGCTAATGTAAAACAAATCTACGCTACTAAAACTCCGGGAGGAGGAGGAGGTGGTGGAGGAGGGGGAGGAGGAGGAGGAGCCTCAGCCCCTGATATATCGGCAGCAGCAGAAACGGCAGCAGATGAGGGTAGTGTTGCTCCTCAGATGGTTGGAGGTTCATTTGAGTTAGGTAGTGGTACGGCACCTGAGGCAGCTAAAGCATATGTAGTAACTGATGAAATGACTGATTCACAAGACCAATTAGCAGGTATTAGGAGGAGAGCATCAGTATAACAAATCAAATAATCATTAATTAAATCTATTATTTATTATGGCAATAAAAGGAAAAAAGAAAACTAAGATAACTGAACTAGTTATTTCAGAGGATAGCAGGGAATTGGCTATTGATGCTATTAGCCTAGTGTCTGAACCTGCGATTGAAGTAGACTTTATCTATTTTGGTAAAGAGAAACATAACCTAACATTCAGTAAAATAGACGAGGAAAAGAGGGAGTTAATTAGCCCTGCACTTATTCCTAACAAGCAAATATTCAGGTATGACCCTAATACTGATTCAGAATACTATGTTTACTTTAGCAACAAAACAGTAAAACAGGCCTCAGAAATGTATCTAAGATACAATAATCATCATAAGGCTACATACCAACATCAAGATAGAATATCAGGTATTTTAACTACTGAATCTTGGATTAAAGAGGGTAAGGAGGATAAGTCCCATAACTATGGTTTTAACTTACCTGAGGGGACTTGGTTCGTTAAGATGAAAATTGATAACGATGAAATATGGGATAGAATAAAAGCAGGTGAGTTAAAGGGAGTATCTATTGAGGGTTACTTTGTAGATAAACTAGAAACTATGAGTAAAAAACAACCGACTAACGATGAAGTGTTAGAAGCATTATTAACTATAATTAAAGAAAATAAAGATGACAAAAAATAGATACTACACTAAATTAGCAGAGGCTAAAGTACAAAAAGTAGAATTAGGTGAATTACAGGACTTAGAGCAGTTGGTAAAAGAAGTAAAATCGCTACACGATAAGGCAGTAAAAGCAGCATCTAAAGCAGATGGTGAGGCTAATCAGATAACGGCACTTACTAAGCGTTTTGAGGACAGGAAAGCAGATATGCTTAATATGAAAAAGGACGCAGTAGGAATAAAAAAGAACGCTACTAAAAATGTTATGGAAATGAGGGACGCTATGAGTAAACTTGAATCTAAAGCAGCTAGAGCAGGGCAAATCATTAACAATATGAAAGTAGTAGAAAAAGAATTAGGAGTAAATGTTCCTGGACTTAAATCAGCAGACGCTTCATTAGAGAAAAACTACACTAGTGCATTCGGTTATGTGTCAGAAGTTGAGGACAGAAGTCAGAAAGCATTTGCTCACGATAGCGACATATTTAGATAAAAATCAAATAATGTTTAACCTATTCTCTTATCTATTAAGGAATAACTAATATTAGTATTAAAAAAAATCATAATTATGAACTTGAAAGAACAAATTTTAGTTGCTCTTGGCTTAGACTCAAATGTTAAGTTAGAGTGGCAAGCGAAGCTAACAGACGGTACCATAGTCGTTAGTTCTGCTGATGAACTAGACGCAGGTGTAGATATAGCCGTATTAACAGAGGACGGCACGACAATGCCTTTACCTGTTGGTGAATATGAAACTGAGGAGGGTATTGCTTTTCGTGTAGATGAGGAGGGTATCGTTGCTGAGTTATTAACTGAGGAAACAGAGGAGGAGGCTCCTGCTGAGGAGGAAGAAGTAGTAGAGGAAGAAGTTGAAGCTAGTGAGGACACTAGATTACCTAAAAAAGTTAAAGAAACTACTGAGGTAGAATTTAACGCTGATACATTTAAAGCAGAGTTATTAGATGAGGTTACTAAAATAGTTACTGATTTAATTTCACAAGCAGTAGGTACAGTAAAAGAGGAAAAAACAGACCTAGAGGAAAAAGTTGAGGAGTTATCTAAAGAACCTGCAACTAAACCTGAGGGACTAAATAAATTTAGTAGTAATACTAGAATAAAAAGAGAAGTATCAAAACAAGAGTGGAAAAATATGACTACTAAAGAAAGATACCACTATAACCTAAATAAATAACACAAATTAAAATTAAAAAAAATTAACTATGAGTTTATCAATTACATCAAACTTCACAGGCGACCACGCAGGACAATACCTAGCGGCAGCATTAAAAGCAGCTAAATCGTTAGATTATTTAACTTTAGTGGAAAATGTTAAGTTTAAGAGAAACATTTCATTACTAGCA